TACTTCTATAAAACTTTGTAGCATTCGTTTGTCGTTCTGTTTGCTATCCCATTGTAAGTGGTAAACCTCTTTTTCGTCTTCCCACTTATAGCAGATGCAAATGATTGCACGTTCTTGAATTATGCTTTCTGGACTTACATTTAATTTGTAACCGGCAGTCCAAAAGAAACCGACGTTGGGGCTGACTTCCACGTCGAAGTAGAGTCGTTTGCGTTTTGATTTTAGCATTGTTTATTTTTGGCTGAATTTATCTATTGTAGTAGTACCCATTGCAGCTATGCAAATAACCATTACGGCATCTACAAGTTTATCCGAAGGGGCAATCTCTTGATGCGTGAAGCTATTAGCTAATAAGGTAACACAGATAAATAAAGCCGATAGTAAAGCAATCACTCGCTTTGTAGACACGCTACCTCTTTCGTCTGATAATAAATTTGCTAACCATTTCATAGTATTAATTTAAGGTGTGAAGTATAATTTTGACTCAGATGCTCTACGCTTTGTAAGACCTGCAAGAACTTTGCCACCTGCTTTATCCCACTTAGCAAACTCTAAAGCTATTGAAGGGTCATTAGGGTTAGCGTTTACCTTCTTTAGTAAAGTAGAACTCTTTAGGTTTCCGATACCTGCGTTATAGGCAAAGCTTGTAAGAGCAGCGAACTGATTAGGTGTAACTGAACTTTTAACCAATGGAGCAACCTTATCTGCAAACTCTTTAGCTATAATCTCAAATAACTCATTGGCTCTTTCTTGCGTAATCTTATCTCCAGGCTTTACAGGTTTACCATCTTCAAAAAAAGTATTCCCGTAGCCGATTGTATCTTTTGCAGCACTGCATTTGTAAGCCACTAATTTGCAGCCTTCGTAGAATTTAATTAGGTCTTTTCCTTTTTCGTTTAATTGCATTTTATTTTATTTTAAAATCTTTATTAATACCGATTGAATACGCACCATAAGTTCCACCAAAGGCACTTTGCGCTCCGTAACTTAAAACAAATGAATAATCTTTTTTTAATGGAATAGTGTAATTAAAATCGTATTCCATTGTTATATCTTTATAATGGTAAAAATATCCTACCGCAGCACTTACGCTAAAGTTTTCATATATAGGGAACGTAGCCATTATTTCTTGGTAAAAATCTTTACTATCATAAGTCCACCAACCGCTATTAATACCTACTGCCGTTTTGCCAAAATACTTTCCAACCTCAATAGTTCCACCTAATAAATTTTTAGTATCGTTTAAAGGTGTGTTAAAAGCTACGTTTGGAGCAGCCATAACATAATACTGAGCATTGCCTTTTAACGCAAAAAACAAGCATATTATTGCTATTAATCTCATTTCTTTTTCTTTTTAGTAGCAGCTTTTTTGATAGGCTTTTTTACAACTTTCTTCTTTTTAAACATATCATATACAATAGAACCAAGTAAAGCAATAGCTAAAGCAATAGCACCTATCATAAAATTAGAGAACTTGTTAAGCAAGGTTATCATTCCTTTGGTTTCCTTTGCTCCTATTGTTGTTTGAATGTCTATTAAATCGTTTACATACTCTAAAACAGGATAAATCTTTTTATCCATTTCTTTGGCTTCCTCATCATTAACTATGCCGTCTGCCGATATTTGAGCAAAATAATTATCAGCTTCGGTAATATACATTTGCGCTTTATCGCTTACTTCTTTCTCTTCTGGTGTTTGGAATGTCTTTAAATAAGCAGCCCACATTGTATCTGTAATCTCCTTTTCTTTTTGGATAGCAACTAAATCGATTTTGCCGCCTTTAATAACTTTAATTTGGTCTTGTATTGCTGAGCCGTAATAATCAAATTTGCGGCTCAAATAAGGTTGCGGTACTAATCTATCTTGGTAAACGCTTGTTGCCGTCTTTTTAATTGTGTATTCTACATATTTACCAAACCCTGCAATAGTCAAAATTATTGTAGTAAGAATGATTAGTAATGTGTTTTTCATCGTTTTCGTTTTGGTTTTGGTTGTTCTTTTTTCATAAAAGACATAGGGTCTGCTGCAAATTGACTACTTATTTTTAATACCCCTTGTATTATCTCAGGGCTATTTAAACCAACTAAGCCATAAGCGATAGCCTTGTACATCGACTCAACTTCAAACTGCTCCATAATAAACCAAGCAATAAGAGATGCAATCATAGAACTTATCATTTTTTTAAAGATATCTCTAATAGATTGCTCTTCATTAGTTGTAACAAGCCTTGCTACCATACCTGCTGCACCAATAAGCAAAACTACCCACCCCCCATTGATGAAGCTATTTATTAACTTGTCCAAATTATTTCCTTTTCCAAAAGAATAAGATTAGCGTAATTATCAATATAAGCGCAATTAGAGCCTTATAAAATTCGCTAAAGGACTTATCCTTAGTTTTAGTTATCTTCGAAATTTGGGTACTTTCTGTGCGACTGAGAGCCATTGAGTCCGTCTTTGTCTGCTTACTATCCGTTTGTTTCTCTTTTGTGCCTCTTGTGTAGGTCTCCGTGTACTTAGGAATTGTAATCATACTATCCTTAGTAACCCACAAAGTATCATAGTAAGTTATTGTCTTGGTAAAATACTCTTCCTTTTCTACTACTTTGGTAACACTATCAAAAACAACCACACGCACACTATCAAATGTTTTGACAACAGTGCTATCTAAACGCTCCGATGCCTTCTTTACCGAAGCACACGAAGTAAGTAATAAGGCTAAAAAAATTAATCTCATTTAAGCTTTTTAGTCATTTTGTAATAGTAACGGATAGCCATAAGACCGGAAATAATAGCCACCAAACTTGCAATCAATGTGAATAGCGGTTGAATATCCGATAGGCTTAAAATAGCACTAATTACTGAAACGATTGTTGATTGGTCTGCTTGGTGGTTATTTGCCATTATAGTTCTTCTTCTTCTTGTTTGTTAAATTCTACGCCAATAACCCAATCTTCTAAGAATGTAAAATTCTCCAAGCCTTGTGGATTGACTACGTTAATTATTTGAAAATCAAATTCTTTATCATTTAGCGCATCAATATCTTTGGTAAGCTTCTTGATGCCTTCCTTTGAGAATTTGTAATTTCCTTTGTCATCTAATAATAAGCAGTCCTTATCGTCAGTTTGTGCATTGTCTAAACGCAAAATTTCAACTTCGGATTGATAGTCCTCGTGATGTTGCTTAACCTTCTCGTAAATTTTTACAAGTTTCTTTTGTGTCTTAGTTTCTTGGCTACCGATTACGGCGTTAAGGTTGCTCACTAATTGGAGCAGTTGTTTGTTCTTCATAGTTTGTTTTTGTTTGTAAAGATAATTGTGGATTGCTAAACGGCAAAGGTAAATTTACGATTGGTGGGTTTTTAAGGTTCTCAATCTGTGTAGCTAAGTTTAAGTCCATAGCTTCTACATTGTTACCTGCAACTAACCATTCGCATACTTGCTCGTAAGTTAAATCTTCGTAAGCAGTAAAGTCGGTTTCCGAAGGAGTAGCACAAGCCATTGCTCCGTAAACTTCTGCGGTGTATTCTCCGTCTTTGCCTTCGTATCTCCAATGTACTGTTTTTACTACATCGGTTAAACCATCTTCGCTTGGTGCGGTGTCCATTTGGCTAATAAGCCATTTTGTTTCTAATGCCATTTTTAAGGTGTTGAACTATTTAAATTAATATAATATACTGTTCCGTCTACGCTTACAGGTAAGTAACCGCCAACTCCGAATGCAGTTCCACTTACTCTTGCTCCTATCTTGATTGCTGCTCTACCCCAACCCGTGTCTGGTTCTCCTGTTTTTATTGAGCTATTAAATGTAGCTCCTGTACTTGCCAATGATAACATATCTGTACCACTTACACCACTATATTTAAATTTGATAGTCCAATCGCCATCAACTGATAAAACTGCTCCTGTTGTAGTAGTAAATAAATTGCTTGTAGTTACTCCACCATAAGTAGTAGATAAACCAGAACCATTTCCTGTTAATTGTACACTGCTACTAAATGTTGCACCACCTGTAACCTGAAACTTAGCACCATTATCTGAAGTTGTTCCTACAAGCAAGTTACCATTAGCTGCTAATGTCATAGCTTGTGTAAGTGAAATATTATTACCTGCTGTTCCTGAAGGTGCTGTATAAAAACGATGTTCCCCACTTAATTGTAAGTATGTAGATGCAAAGCCATTTGAAATATATTTGTTTTGTGAACCATCATAATATATATTAGAACCTACACCTGTAATATGTATACCACTTACACTATAAGCATAATACGCAGAATTTTTAATTTGTAATGCAGTATAAGCACTCCACGCACTCGGTGTAACTCCTAATCCTAAATTGCCTGAAGCGTTAAGGCGCATACGCTCGGTGTTGGCAGTACCAAAAGATAAAAAGCCGTTAGCAATGTTCCACAGGTACGAATTAGCTTCTATCTGACCAAGTTGCAAATAATAACTTGCATCACTATTATCCCAAACACCGATAGTTGGGGCTGCAGTTGCTTGTACAGTAAAACCTGTGCCGCCACCAGAAAGCCCAGTGACTTTATTGCTTGTGCCGCCTAAAGCAAGATTTCCCGAAGCATCTAACGTCATAGCTTGTGTAAAGGATATAGCGTTACCTGCCGTTCCTGAAGGAGCGGTGTAGAATAAATGTTGCCCATCATATTGATGATACCTTGTTGAGTTACTTCCACTATTAGTATAAATCCAACCTGAACCATTAAAATATCCATTATTAACTATACCTATTTGTTCAAATGGATTTTGATAAGCATAAAACGCACCACCTGTTGTAACTTGTATTGCAGTAAAAGTACTCCACGCACTCGGTGTAACTCCTAATCCTAAATTGCCTGAAGTGTCAAGACGCATTCTCTCTGTTCCACCTAAACGATAAATGATAGGAACTGCAGTTGCGCTTCCTACTGTTCCATCTGTTGCATCAAAAATAACCCCTGCACCCGTACTTGATGAACCAAACAAATTCAACATATTGCTTGAGCCATTAACAGTTAAGCCAGTAGTTGAACCTCCGGTAGCAGCATAAACAGATAATTTTGTTGTAGGAGTTGCAGTCCCGATTCCAACATTAGTTCCGTTATCAAATACTTGACTATCCCCTATTGTACTTGCACCTGTAAACTTAGGTAGGTAGTTAGTAGTACCACTTCCTGTAATTGCACCACTACCAATTGCTTGGGTAGACAATAGTCCATTAGCATCAGCAACTACCATTCTTGTTCCTGTGCCTGCAAGGTTAGAGAATGTAGCTGCTCCTGCACTTGATATTTTAAATACAGAGCTTCCATAAGTAGTTCCACCTGCAGTTGTTGAAGGTGCTAATTCAAAACCATTCGCTAATGTATTGTCTTTACTTATTTGCCAGTTTACTGATGTTCCTGCTGTTCCACCTCTTAATTCAATGCTATTGTAATTATTAACAGCCCCACCATTTGAAAATATTGCAGATAAACTTGAAGCGTTAGAAAAAGTACTTGTTGCATTTGTAGTAATTGACGAACTAAATGTAGCTGCTCCTGTAGAGGCTATGGTAAGACGAGTAGTATTGTCTGTTCTTAAAACTAAATTATGATTTGAATAAGCGCCAAAAACAACATTAGTTCCATCTTGACCCATTAAGGCTACTCTTGTTAAATCACCTGCAGTTATCCAATTATTTACAGTTAATCTTTCTCCAAAAACATTACTTGTTGTTCCTACTAATAATCTACCACTCGCATCTAACGTCATTGCTTGGGTAAAGGTTATAGCGTTACCTGCCGTTCCAGAAGGGGCATTTTCCCAAATATGATTTCCATTATTTTGTAAATAACGTGATGCAAAATTTGAACTACTATAAATATAATTGGTACCATTATAGAAGTTATTACTACCCATTTGTGCTTGAATACCAGCACCAAAAAAATGAACACCTGTTCCCATTTGAATTACGGGACTACCTATATTCCACGCACTCGGTGTAACTCCTAATCCTAAATTGCCTGAAGCGGACAATCTCATTCTTTCAGTTCCACCTGTATAAAAAGCCATTGTATTAGCAACTGCACCACCGCCAATTTGCCAATGCGTAGTTCCACCATTTGTTTGTGATGAAATTCTATTATATATAGCACCTGCATCAGTTGCACCTACTAAATTTATTGCAGAAGCATAACCACTTCTTCTTTGTTCAACTCTAAAAAATGTGTCATCAAAACCTACCGAAGAAACAGTAAATAAAGCAGAAGGAGTATCAGTACCAACTCCAACATTACTACCATTATCAAAGATTTGACTATTACCTATTGTACTTGCACCTGTAAACTTAGGTAGGTAGTTAGTAGTACCTGTTCCCGTTACTGGATTGGTTAAAGCGTTCTGCTTGTTGTTAAACGTAGTCCAATCGGTGCTTGATAATAAACCTTGCTGAGAACCACTTGCAGTAGCAATAGCTAAAGTAATAGTTCCACTTGTTGTAATAGGTGTTGAGCCGATAGTTACTCCGCTTGTTGCAGAAGATAAGCCTACACTCGTTACTGTACCCGTGCCATAAGCCGTGCTATCTACACTACCATCGGCTTTTAAAAATTGCGAAGATGTACCGCCCGACTTAACTAAAGTAGTTGCGTTTAGTGTGCCTATGATTGTCGCAGCGTTACCACTACCGCTTGTCTTGTTTATGTATAAGCCTTCGCCATTACCACCTTTAGTAATATTTAAAGCAATACCACTTCCGCTTGAATGTGTTATGCCAAATGTATCACTACTACCACTAGACGTAAACGAAGCGCTTACACCTATAATTCCACCATAAAAAGTAGTCCCTGCACCACCGCCACCGCCCATTAAAGCAATATGCGTTCCACTATTTGAATAAATATTTAACCCACCGCTACCAACCGCTTTTAATTGGTTTAGGTTAATTATGTCAGTTGTTAAATCATAGCTTCCTAAATCTACGTTAGCCGTTGCGCCCGTATAAGGAACGTAACCCGTTACACTTGGTATGTCGGAAGTAAGCGCTAATGTACCCGTTGCACTTGGTAAAGTATAAGTATAAGTACCATTAGTTATAGTAGAATCTAATCTTAATTGACCTGTGAATCTACCCGTACCACTAACATCTAATTTATATGTGTCATTGGTATTTCCTATTGATAAATTTCCAGAGCCGTTTAAGGTCATTAATCTATTAGCTAATTGACCATTCCAAAAAGATATTTCGCCACCGGTTGTATTTGAACTTAATAAAAGGTTATTTAAATTTATACCAATTATTGCGTTTCCTACTCTAACTGTATTATCTGCATATAAAACTCCCGTAAACCTTCCTGCGCCATTAACATCTAATTTATACGAAGGTGATGCAGTTCCGATACCAACATTAGTTCCATCATCAAAGATTTGACTATTTCCTATCGTACTTGTACCCGTAAATTTAGGTAAATAATTTGTAGTTCCTGTTCCTGTTACTGGGTTTGTTAATACGCTTTGATATTGAGGAATATTTAAAGTAGCCCCTACTAATGTAGCAGCACCACTTGTACCTGTTGTTGTTAAAGTTAAAGCGTTTTGCTTATTGTTAAAAGTTGTCCAATCTGTAGAGCTTAAATATCCATTTTGAGAGCCTGTAGCCACTTGGATAGAGAAAGCCCCAGTTCCACTATTATAAGCCAATGGTGAGCTTGCAGATAGCGAAGAAAGGGTAATAAAGTTTGCACCATTAGTTAGCTGACTTGTATTAGTTGGAATTGTAATAACACCGGTAGTATTATCATAAGCTCCCGAACCTGCCGTAAAACTTAATGCAAGTCTTGCTCTTGAATCTAAATAGTATAAATTAGTTCCCTCTGCGATATTAGAAGTGGTTAAACTTACCGCACCTGTAAATCCATTCACCGAACTTACTGCGTCTGTATTGTCTACTTTATCCCATGTAGAGCCGTTAAATATAGCCCAGTCACCCACTTTCCAATCGGTGATACCATTTAAGTTGGTAGAACCAGCTACATCTACTATGTAATAGTATCCCTTAGTTCCTACAGAACTCGTTAATGTAGGGGTATTTGTAGATGCGTTCCATGTGCCTTGATAAGTAACACCACCTGCTAATCCTGAGATTTGGTTTTGCACCTTACCAAAAGCCTGTAATATAGAATCGGTATCGGCAATAGTGCCTCCACCCGTTAAATTTAATCCCGTAAGTAACTTACCTGTAACAGCAGAAGTGCTTAATGTTACACTAGCACTACCCGGTCCTGAAGCTGTAGCCTCACCTGTTAATGCGGTAATATAGCTACCTGCTGCTTGTTTGTTATTAAAAGTATTCCAATCAGTTGAACTTAAATATCCATTCTGACTTGTATTTGCAACCTGAATGGTAATATTAGGAGTAGTTCCACCACTTGAAAACAATGGGCTACTTGCAGTAACTGCTGTTAGATAGCCTGTTAAATTACTTGTTAAAGCTATTGTTCCACTTGCATCAGGTAAGCTATAAGTTCTTTGCGTATTATTGGTAAGCGCAGATACATCAAATCTTCCTAACTTGTAATTAGTACCTATTGAATCTTGGCTAAAATACATAGAAAGGTAAACCTTGCCTTCACCTGTAAGACTTGTGTATTCACCTCCTCCATATAATACACTTAAATTTTGCTTAAGACCTAAATACCCACCACCAAGTCCTCCTAATCCCGGACCAATTATATTTATAGAATTTGCAGATAATGTATAAACACCTAAGTTAACATCATTAGTAGCTCCCGTATATGGTACATAATTACCTATAACACTACCATAGTTAGGAATATTTAAAGTTGTTCCTATTAAAGTAGCAGCTCCGCTTGAGCCTGTAGTGGTTAGCGTAATTGCACCTTGTTTACTATTGAATGTATTCCAATCGGTAGAGCTTAAAAAACCATTGCTTGAACTACCTGACTGAGTAATGCTTATTGCTCCTGTAGTGTTATTATATTGAATAGGAGCTGTTCCGCTTAAAGAAACTAAAGTTATAAAGTTAGCACCATTTGTTAATTGGCTTGTATTTGTCGGTATTGTTATTACACCTGTTGTATTATTATAAGCACCACTTCCTGCAACAAAACTTAATGCAGTTAGAGGAATATAAGCATTTGGGTTAGAAGCTAAATAGTAAGTGCTATTATCGTAGCTGATAGTAGTTCCAGAAATCTTAACAAAGCCAGTACCATTTAAAGCGCTCTGTTTATTGTTGAAAGTTGTCCAATCAGTAGATGATAGATAACCATCAACAGAACCTGTAGCAACAGGAATAGAAACAACTCCTGAATTATTTACTAATGGAGAGCTAAATGTTAGATTAATAATATCTCCAACTAGCGCAAATGTTCCATCTTTATCAGGGAACAAGTATTGTCTTGGAGTTGTTCCAAGAATAGCAGAACTTAATTGAGCAATCTTTTGGCTTCCATTAGCTTGGCTATATCTTATGTGTAAATCATTTTGAGTAACTGCATATATAGAAGTATAGCCGGGGATTCCTGATAGAGAAGTTGAGTATTGTTTGAAAGCCATGTAACCACCAACAGAACCTGTTCCATTTGAAAGGAAGTTTTGTGCTGTTATGTTATTAGCTCCCAAATCAACACTTGTTATAGCTCCTGTATAAGGTACATAAGTATCAGCAGATATAACATCTACAATACCATCTACAGCTCTTAATATACCGTTTAAATCTTTTATTTTAACATCACCGGTAAAAAAACCTTGTATTGCCATTTTAATATTTTTTTATTAGATAACCAATATTCTCACAAACTCTCCGGTCTGGAACGGAACAGTTGATGCAACAGTTAGTACTCCGGTATTAGTATCCCACCTAACTTGATTTCCTGTTGGAACTCCACTAAATATGATTTCACCAACATCAATACCACCTCTACTTGCATAAAGAAGAACTTTATCAATTGCTTCAGAGAATGTAATTGTTGTAGAGCCACCGCTTGCAAATTTAGAATACTGCTCAATAGTTCTTGTAGAACCTCCGCTACTTGGATTAACAACGATACCACCTGTGCCAATAATTCCTTCTGCTTCATAAGCATACCCACCGCACATTCCGTATACGTATTCTGTAAAACCA